GTCATCCTTTGTATGGCTCTGGTGGCTCCTCGTCTCTGTCTAATATTAAACCGTGTTCTTTTAACTTTTCGTCAATGTCTTCGTAAGGACCTATAATCCACTTGCCTTCGTGTGGCACTGCTACTAACGGTTTGTCTAGTCTGTGAAAACCATACAACCTATCGGTTGCTACTACATTAGAATCCAATACTGTTGAACGTGAACTTATGCCTACTGTAATGTCTGCGTCCATACATTTAGAAATCCAGAACTCAACACAAGCTCTACCAGCTTCTGCAAAGTGCATGTTTTCTTTGTAAGAAAAATCTATGCCGTACAAGTCTATGGCCTCTACTTCGTTCCACAAAGCAAACGCTATTGCGTAAGCGACTGTGTTATTAAGATAAGCACAACCAGTAGCGTTGCAGACTTCTTCTATAGGAAAAACCACAGCAGACGGCACTCTTTTGTCTAGTTCACAAGTGTAAACAGGATATTGAGCATCTGGAAGTATTCTGGTGAGAACACTGGTTTGTTTACCAGCGTCATTACTATCAAAAAAACGACTTGCCGGGTCTAACATAAACATTCTGTCTGTGTCATACACAGCAGCTGCTGAATTTATTGTCCAGACTTCATCCCAAGTCCTACCGTTTTCTACACCTATAGCATAGTCAACTTGTGATACACCAAGACCTATAAGAGCAACTCTCTTGCCCTTTAACGATTCTATGGGGTGCATTACGATACGCCAGTGCGAAACTGATCGTATCTATATTCATCTCGTGTGCCACGACCTTCTGATAGAGTTTTCATTCTGCCTACTGCCTCCTTAAATCTAGCCTCAAATTGGCCGATGACATCGGGGGTTTCTTTCAGAAAGATTGCTCCTTCTACCAAAGTACCATAAAGCAAAGCATCTGGATAATCAGAACTTAACAATGTTGTACCGCTGTCACTACCACTCGCTAACGAGGCTGGTTTATACAAATAATGTAATTCAATAGTATAGGCTTCATCTGGAACAGGAGCAAGTTCAAAAGACGTATTATCAAACTGTGAATAATATTTAGGTTGTCCAGTAGTTGTTGAACTAGGAGAATATTCTTTTATGAACGAAGCGTGTTTTAAATCTAAATAATCGTAAGTATTGCTTTTTATAATTGCAAGACTAAAGGGTGCATAAAAATCTGTAGGTGTTGCTAAAAATCTGTTGTCAGCAGTAAGAGTGGCTTGCACATTTTTTCTTTGGTTAGGAATTTGTACCATGTTAAAGATACGGTCCTCTGCTTCTTGTATGAACCTAGGTAGCTGTGTGGTAAAAGTAGTTTCAGAAACTTGCAAATAGTCTTGTACTGCTGTTTTTAAAGTTGCTAGTGTAAAACTCATGTTGTTATTGTAACGCTTCCTAGGCTTGCCGTTAATGAAAAAGAAGTTAATTGGCTGCCAAGTTTACCAACTCCAACATTACTGTAAACCATAAAAATATTATTGGTTTCGTTGGTATCTGGTCTAGCGTCCCTAATAGCTTGTGGGTCTATAGGCGAAGGCTTTGGCATCAGTTGTGGATGTTTTGCGTTCCATTGGTCTTTACCAACCAAAAGGCCGTCCCATGTTTTTTTTAAATCTTTATGTTTGTAACGAAAGCCTGTTATATCACAGATTCCGTAAGCATTTTTATTGGATGCAAAAGCCATTATGCGTTGTTATAGCCGCTTAAATTAGGAGCTATTTTAAAAGACGTTCTGTCTTCATCAGTAGACAAAGCTCTGTCAAATTCTTCTTCGTATATTGCTTTTAACTGACCTGTAAGTTGTGGTGCTCGTTTCATGGATAAATAATAAGCCAAGCCAGCTGCCAAACAAGGGTAAAACCTAAAAGGTAAATCCATAGTGTTTGTTGCTGAATCAGCGTCATCCATTCGGGTCAACACATTCATGTGAATGGTGTAAGTACTTGAAAGGTCTGGTACCGGCCAAACCGTTATGGTTGGTGTAAGTTGTTTGTTTATAAAAAACTGATTAGGTCTTCCTGTGTTTGTTTTATTTGTTATGTGTGCGTATTCTGCTCTGCTCAACCTACTCATAGGCAGATCAGTGGTTTCAGAAGCCGTGGTTTCTCTTACAAAAACATCCAACACGTCTATGGGTGCTGTAGCGTTTGCAGAATCAACATTGTATGTTGATGTCGAAGCAACCATTGCTACAGTTTTTTCTGTAACGGTCCATTGGTTTAAACCTCTGTTGGCCCATTCAGCTAACATAATGTTCAAACTTCTTGTTGCACTTTTTAAGTCATACCCGGTGCGTAATTCCATACCACACCTTTCAAAAGCCTCTTCAATGTATTCGGCTACATCAGGTTCAAAATCTTTGCTGCTAGATGTTGCCATTGCAATTATTTAATTTTTTTTGCGACCTCAGAACCAACTGACAAAGCTCCACCCATTGCTTTTCTTTCAGCTTGTACTACTTTGCCTCCGTGTGACATCATTTTAGGCATTTTCATGCCAGCCATACCACCACCCATCATTTTTTTTGGCGGTCTACCTTTTTTTGATCCATACGATCCTTTACCTTGTGGCATATTGCCCTCCTATTTTCTACCAAACAATCCCATATTAGAATTGTTACCATTAATCATACCACCATCGTTCATTTTTTTAGCAGTTTTTTTAGACTGTACAAAAGCTTTAGCTGTCGGTGCTCCTTTGCTACCAACCTTCCGCATTTTTTCACCAGAGCCAGCCTTGATTCTTTTCTTTTTTGCATTTATGTTTGCGTACAAACCTTTGGGTCCTTGTGCTCTACTTATTGCCATAATTTATTTACCATTTTGTTAGATTTGCCCAATAAGCCGCGGACATTTTGCCTTTGGCTATGTTTTTACCGTGCCTCGCTTTGAATGATTTTCTTCTTGCTTTTTGTTTGGCCGATTCACCTTTTTTTGGTTTACCAGCAGTGGTTACACCCTGTTGACCAAATCTTATGGTTTTAATCTTATCACCTTCTTTGGCAACAACCACATGAGATTTAGTAGCATGATTTGGCGTTCTTTTGGCTTTATTAAAACCAGAAACGCCAGCTCTTGCTAACCTAGGGTCTTTAGCCACCTTTAAGCATGAAATGCAGTCAAAGATGTAAAGGTTGCTGTGGTGTAATTAATAAACACTCCGTCTGAAAACACCAACCCGTTGTCTGGAATAGTTATGTCTCTGGTTGCTGTAGCAGAAGCCACACATCCTAATTTAAACAAACTGCTACCTGAAGTAGAAGTGTTTAAAAAATCTAAATTGCCAGCAGTACCAGAACAAACAACATTAATGCCTTGCAGTCTTGACCTACCACCAAAAATTACATCAGCAACTGCTGTATTAATACCAGCAGATACATTGCCAGCTGGATTACCAACAGCAGTTATTGACGTTATTGTTCTAAAATATTTAGTTCCAGTAGCTGTACCAGCATTTGCACCTGTAATTGATTCTGTTAATGCTGCACCGCTAACGTCTGTACCAACTACGGTAAATGATTTAGCTGCATCATTTCCAGCAGAAAGAATTGTAACAATTCTTCCACCAACATTAGTGACAGAACCGCCAGAAGCTAATGCGCCCTCTATAGTGAGGGCAGCATTATTTCCTACGGCTGCTGCTTCTGATATTCCATCAGCGTCTAAGGCTTGAGCATCGGCAGTTATAAAGACTGCTGTGACATCTGAGCCTGTTAGTCTAGTTGCCATAAGTTACTCCTTATTCAAATATAGTTCTGTTAATAGCTTGCCAATGCACATCAATTGCTTCGGCTGCTGCTGCACCAGCTTCTATACCAATGTAAGGTATAAGATCTACATTATCAGTTAAAGCACCAGATAAAACTGCTGCTGCACCTTCGGCTACAGCAGATACTGCTGTTCCACCTGTTGAACCAGATGTAGTAGTAATGTCGTACTGTGTGCCATCAACAAAGATTGTTGCTTTTCTGTCACTGTCTATGACAATTTTAAGATGGTAGATAGTATTAGCAGCTACCGTTATAGGTAGTGCAGAAATAAAATCAGTTCCACCAACTGAATGAACAAAATGCAATAAAGTAAAATCAGTAAA